CCGGGCATCATGCCCTCGATGGTGTCGGACACGTCGGTTGAGACCGCGCTCGATCGCCCATCGGCATGCGGCAGGTCCGCGCTCATATCGCCGAGATAGTAGTTCATCGCCGTTTCGCGATCGGCGGAGAGCTTGGACGATTGCTGGGCCGACAATGAGTCGTTCTTCTCCGCCTGCAGCATGGCGCGCAGGTCGGTGAGCCCCATCTTCTTGGCCATCAGCGGAGCCTATGGCGATCGTTAGCAATCGCCTGGATGGCCGCTTTTGCCAGAGTTTCGTAAACCTCGCGGCTGGCCATCGGATGCTCAAACGGATATGTGTAATCGCACCAGGGCTTGTGGGCCTCGTGAAGTGCCCGAGCCACGAGCTCAATTCTGTCCCTGGACATTACCGCCACTTGCCCGGCTTCACGATCGCGCGTGAGCCGCCCTGCGAGTTGCGGGTGATATCGGGCTCGCGGTGAGATACGGTCTTCGGCTGCGGCTTGCTCGCCGCGAGCTTCAGATCATTCCGGCTGTGCTTGTTGGTCTTGGTGCCCATCGGGCTTCTCCTCGTTGAATGGCCAGTTGTCCCACGGCGGGCAGTCCATGGCGCAGCGCGCGCCGCCCTCCATGTGAGGGTCGCCCGGCCAGCGGCCAGCGAGCACATTGCATTTGGGACAGCGGCGGATGAACATCAGACGATTCCTTGTTTTAGCCAGTCGGGCGCACCCACCAGCATCTCCTTGAGGTCGCGGGCGCAATGCGGCGCCAAACGAATGCAAATCAACCGATCAAGGCGATAATTCGCGATGACCTTTTCATCGGCTGGCGAAAAAATTCCAATGAAACCAGGCATGGTCACTTCCCAGCCATGGTCGGCCGGATATCTATGCGTCTCGATCCGCTCGCCGCCGTCAAAGATAATTTCAAGCATTTACTTCCCCTTCCACATCTTCACGAGATCGCGCCGGCTGTCGGCCCGGTGCATCTTCGCCGGCGTCTTGGGCTTTGCGCGCGCGGGCAGCTTTCCGCCCGTGTCGGCGGCGGCGAATTCAGCGGCAGCTTTGTTTTTGTCCTTGTTGGCAAAGGCCCAGCGGCGCTGTGCTTCTGAGACAGGCGGCATCAAACCACTCCTAACGCTGGATACTCGATCTTCCGGCTGAACGCCTTCTTGCGGCTCGGCTCCTCGTAGCAGATCGCCATCAGGCCGAAGGCGTCCGCACAGTGCGAGGACCAGTCGTGCTCGGGGCCGAGGCCGACACCGCGCTCCTCGTCCTTGCGCTCGTGGTAGAAGCCGAGCGCATCACGGCCTGGCTCTGTCGTCGTCTCATTGAACGAGATTTGCGGGAACAGCCGGCGCACCGCCTCGATGCGTAGAGAAGCCGCCCCTCTGCCCTGGTTCTTGATCGGCGGCTCGACCTTGAATTCTGCATCTCGCCAGTGCTGCTCGTAGCGCTTGCCGGTGATGTTGTTTTCGTTCACGCCGTCATGCGGCAGATAGATCAGCGCCTTTTCCCATCCGCGGTCGCGCATCCACTGGGCGTGCGAAGCGAGCACCTGGCCCACGGACTCGTAGTAGTCGAGGACGCGGATTTCCTGGCCCACCCACTGCACGATCCAGATCGTGTAAGCGTCGGCCGTGGCGCCTGAGCCGCCGATGTCGTGGAAGCTGCGGATCGGTAGCAACGGATCGGCAGCCACTTTGCCGATACGACTATCGAGCTTGGCCTTGGCCAGGCCCTGCGCGAAATAGGCGCCCTCGAACGCCTTGGCGTAGCCGCCCTCCCAGATGTGGTCGTAGCGATCCGGATAGGTCTTCAGATCGAGCAGGCGCTCTTGCTCGAGCACAGCCGGGAACCAGGGATTGTCCCGCCAGTTGGCCTGCACCACGATCGCGTTGTCGGGCTTCTTGGCGCGCAGGAATTCATCGATCGCGTCCGACTTGCGCCGTGCGTTCCAGCTCGCCCAGATTTCGGAGCCCTCGGCGCGAATGGTCGGGCGGAGAAGTGCGAGCGAACGCGCTGATAATGTCTGCGCTTCGTCGATCCAGGCGATCCTGCAGCCTTCCAAGCTCTTGATCGTCTCCGCCGTATGGTCCTGCATGCCCTGGAATAGGATCAGGCCGCCGCCCGGTGTCGTGATATGCTCCTTGATGATGTCGAATTGGGCGCCGACACCGAGCCCCTTGATCTTTTCCTCAATCAAATGTTTCGAGCTTTGCGCCAGCGTGCGCTGATACTCGCGGATGCAGACTGCGCGTGTGCCGGGCACCCGCAGGCATTCCTCAACGAGGAGCTCGCCGAAGAAATGCGACTTGCCAGACCCGCGTCCACCATGGCCGCCCTTATATCGCGCCGGCTTCAGCAGCGGCTGGAATACGCGCGCTGTCTCGATCTGCAGCGTGGTCAATGATCACCCGCTCGATGCGTTCGATTTCTAGCTTGCCGGAATGCTCGATGCCCTCTTTCCAGTTCATGCGCGCTTTGGTCCACCAGATGCAGGCGGTCACGTTGCCCTGCGTGGCCTGGTTGAACAGCGACTGCACTACCTTCGCGTTGGCCTTGACGTGGCCGGCGTCGAGTTCGTCGCGGAACGCCTCGCGCAGCGTCTTGGGATCGATCGGCCGCGAGGTGCGCGGGCTGATTATCACCATCGCGATGTCATCGTGCGGGATGCCGTAGCCCGCCATTGCCTCGACGGTCGCACGCTGCTCTGGCGTTGGCTCGAACTTCGGCATGCCGCCGGCGTGAGCCTCACGCTGCTTTTCTGCTGCGCTCATGTCCGATTTCATCGAAGGTGCGGCCGTCATCGGCGAGCGTGGCCTTCATGCCCGTGAACGCCTGCCAGCGCTTGATGGCAACATCCACATATGCCGGGTTGATCTCGATCGCATGGCAGGCGCGGCCCGTCATCTCGGCCGCGATGATCGTGGTGCCGGAGCCGCTGAAGGGCTCATACACGGCTTGGCCTGGTGAGGAGTTATTCTCGATCGGCCGCTTCATGCACTCGACAGGCTTCTGGGTGCCGTGGCCAGTGCGCGCGTCCTTGCCTTCCTTCTGCGTCGTGAAACCGACGCCTGAAGTGATCTTCCAAAGCGAAGTCTGCGTGCGATCACCGCCCCAGTGTGACTTGGCACCTTTGCGGACCGCGTACCAGCATGGCTCGTGCTGCCAGTGGTAGTCGCCCCGCCCCAAAGCGAAGTGCGGCTTGGCCCAGATTATCTGGTAGCGAGGATCGAAGCCGCTGGCGACCAATCCATCGAAAGAGATGATCTGCAATGGCCCCGGTGCCGACCAGACATAGGCGACCTCGCCCGGAAAGAGCGCCCATGCTTCGCGCCAGTCCGCCCTGTCGTCGTTCCGAACGTCACCAGTCGCCGCGTAGGCCGGCTTATCGAGCGCAGAACCGTCGCGCTTCGTCCGGTGCAAACCAACGCGCCACGACGGATCGTACTTCACCCCATAAGGCGGGTCCGTAACCATGAGATGCGGAGCGACCCCGCGGAGCACCTTCTGGCTGTCCTCGGCCGATGTCGCATCGCCACATAAAAGCCAATGCCGACCCAGCGCCCACAGATCGCCAGGGAGCGCGACGGGGTGCTCAGGGACATCAGGGACCGCGTCCGGGTCGGTGAGCCCCTGTGTGCCCGCCGGTGCCAGAAGTGCGCCCAATTCCTCGACGGAGAACCCCAGCGGCTCCAGGTTGAAGCCGTCGGCGCTGAGCGCGCCCAGCTCGAGCTTCAATGTGGCGAGGTCCCAGCCGGCCCGCAGCGCGGTCTGGTTATCGGCGATCACATAGGCCCGGCGCTGGGCCGGCGTGAGGTGCGCCAGTTCGATGCAGGGCACCTCGGCATAGCCGAGCTTCTGGGCCGCGAGTAGACGCCCATGGCCAGCCACAACGCCATTGTCGCCATCGACCAGGATCGGGTTAGTCCAGCCGAACTCGAGCAGGCTCTTGCAGATGATGTCGATCTGCTCGGGGCTGTGGGTACGGGCGTTCTTGGCGTAGGGGCGCAGATCGGCCGCTGGGCGCAGCGTGATCTGCAGCCCTTTTATAGACGGGAAATTGGTCATTTGGATGCGAGCAGCGCGCACAGCGGTCCAACGCACGTGTCCTTGGGCTTGGCGATGGCGCGGTGACGCACCCTGCGCTTGGCCTTGGGGCGCGGGAGAGGCTTGCCGACGACGGCCTGGGGAGGTGCGGTCTCGACGGGGGCCGGACCGGCAGCCACGGGCTCCGGGGCGAAAACCGGGGGCTGCGGGGCTGCCGGGGGCTCTGCCGCTTGCACGGGAGGGGGAATGGGTGTGGAGGCTACGGTCAGGCGGTTGCCTTTGGGGGGAACCTGCGGCTGCATGAGCTGCAGCGAGCTATAGCCCACGAACAGCGCCACGGCCGCCCCGATCACGATGGCGAGATCACGATGGGCTGGCATTGGTCTCTTTCAGGAGATCGCGCGGCGAGACCGGCTCGCTAATGGCGCGAGTGACTGCCGCGAGCGCCTTGTCGAATTCGAGGTCTCTGTCTGGCTCGCCGTTCTGCCGGCGCAGCTCTGCGGTGAGCGCGCGGATGTCGGAGCGCAGCGAGAGCCATGCCGCTGCGATCGCGGCGAGGGTGATGAGGAATTCAGCCGATAGCCCTGGCATCGATTTCAGCCTTAGTCAGGATCGACAATTTGACATCTGGCGGAATGTAGAGAACGCGAACTCCGGGCGGCACAAGGCCGGCCAGCATATCCCGCTCCGGGACTTCCTTGGCCTCGACCACGAGGATGTCGCCGGGTTCGAGCTCCAGTCGGGCAATTCTCAGTTCGAGATCGTCGGCCATGCCTGCCGCTATGCTCTGCGTCGCCTAAAGGTTCAATGAAGGGGGCGGCGAACAGTTGTGGAATGCGCCCGCTCGCCGATCCAGTCCGGCCCCGCCTTCATCGGCACGGTGCGGGCGACCGCGACGCCGATCCAGTCCGGCCCGGTATAGGCAGCTGCCGAGCGCCATTCCGGGAGCATGAAGTGGCGCCCGAGGCGCTTGATCCCGAGCCGGTGGAAGCGGCGGAACTGATCGCGGACCTCGCTGAGCAGTATCCCGGTCTCGATCGAGGCCCGGCGTGATGTGGCGCCGCGCTCGTAATACATTACCAGCCGCTCGGTCAGTCGCACGGCAGGACCTCGAACAGCGGCAACTCGCGCATGCCCAGGACGCCCTCCTCGTCTTTCTCAAGGTACCGGCCGGGCGACGGATAGGTCTCGATCCACATCACGCGGCTGTAACCCTTGCGGACGGGACCGGAGTCGGTCGGGCCTGGCTCGTCCTCGCGCGTGAGCGTCGCTTGATGGCGCGGAACGCCGATGCGCTTGAGGAATAGGCGCATCTGGCCGACGCACCAATCCTTGTTTTTGCCGGCGACGCTGACACGGTCATGGGCTGGCGTCTCAACGCCGGTCAGACCGAAGGTCTCGCCTGGCCGCACGCTCTTGCCGATGAGCACTACCGAGACGACGTAGTCCGGCAGCGCGTATGCGGCGCGGCGCGGCGCGCGCTGGGCGAGCGTCTTGCGAAAGCCGGTCACCCGGCGACCATCGGCGAGGGTTACACGCACACGGCCACTCATGAGCTTCGGCCCCCACCCGCCATTATAGCATCAATGGCGATGTCAATCTCTTCCTCGTCCGCGTCGAACGGACGGCCGCGCCGGGACCGAGACGGATGATGCCCGGCGCGGCGCCTCATTGCGCGACGGCGCATGATCGCCTCCAACGGTTCAAGCTGTATGACTGAGAGGGTCTGGCCGGTCGCGCCAAGCGCAGCCTGGCATTTCGGCGATAGCGCCCTAAAGGGCCGTCTTGCAAGCGGAAGTGCTTAGGATGCTTTACGGTTCCTGTCGGCCTTCTCGCGCCGGAAGCGTTCTCTCTCCTTCAGCGTGAAGAAGAATGTCGTCTCCCTATCTATCTCGTCCGGCAGTAAATTCGGGTTGACCCGCAGCAATGTGAGGCGCAGCGCCTCGCGGTCAATTTCTGAGCGTGGCAACTTTGTGGCCGGTAGAGCCTTTCCATGCGCTGGCGGTCGCGGTGAACGCCGCGCCAGAGGGGAA